CCCAAAATCACAATCTGAGTGAACGACTTGAAGTTCATCTTCAGAACACTTTGCTCAAACCATTTTTGTTGTTCAGATGAAGAAGCATCCTGATTAAACAATTCATCGTTCTTATAGATTTCAAAGATGGCAGGTTTAATTCCTCTACGGATTTTAAATTCACTACTAGAAATCTTGAACTCAATCTCAACTAAACAATCTTTCTCATTGATTGAATTGACGAGTTGTGGTTTGTTGATATTTCTGAAAGACTTTCCAAACAAAACAAAGGTAAGGGCATCCAAAATGGTGCTCTTACCTGCTCCGTTATTACCGATGATTAGAGTATTTTCAGTTTTAGTGAAGTTTACTTCTGTAAAATGGTTTCCAGTGGATAGAAAGTTTTTCCAACGAATCCGTTCAAATAAAATCATTTTTTAAAATATCCTTTGGAGGAATCACAATATCATTTTTAGTAATAATCATATACATGTAACCGAAGTTGTCACACGTTTTAATTATAGCATTATCGTCAACTTCGACGGCAGTCATTTCTGGATACTCATGGTCTGTCTCCAACAACAAACCAAATCTAGTAGCATCATCTCGTTCTTCAAACATGTAAAGAACTTGATCACCCTCTTCATTTGATGCTGAGTATGCACCGTTTTCTTCTTGCCCTAAGACTGCTAGTATGTACATGTCACAGTATTTCGCACGCTTCCTGATAAATTTCTTTGACCATGGATTGAACTTTTGACTTATCCATTCCAAAATCAGATTCTTGTATGTATCTATTCAGGATAGAAAGTGTGTCTTCAGACTCTAGAGTTTCTTCATCCTCTACATCATCACCACCAACAAAATTGAAGTTTTCTACAATTTTGATCTCTTCTACATCAGAAGCGTACAACTTATCTAAGAACTTATCAAACTGTTTAGCGTTTGTCTTTTTCTTGACGATAACTTTTACAATTTTATTCTTATACTTTGTAGTATCGAATAGTTTGTAATTTGTATCCTCGTAGTAGATATTGAAGAACAAACGGTGAGGATTATCTACATGCGTGATCTCCATCGTTTCAGTATCGAGAATCGTGAATCCTCGTGGGTCCTCGACATCCGACCAAAACATTTCGTATGGGTTCCCAAGGTAAAATATCCGTCCATCAGTCGATCTAGTGTGATAGTGACCGGAGTAGACATGGGAGAACTTCTCAAATAGTTTGCCATCCAAACCATGCTCCATGATGATTTGTCGATTAACTCTAAATCCTGAGAGTTCAAGGTGCCCCATCGCGACCTTGCAAGAAGTCTTTTTAATAGTTTTGAAAGTCTCATCTTGATTATCCTGATTAATCCAAGGTAAGAACAAGATGTCCAGTCCACCGATATTGACCTCAGTTGCTTCTCCGTAAGTTTTAATATTATTATACGTTTGAAGCAGTAAATCGGGTGAGTTTATGTCATTCGTGTTCTTATAATATGTATCATGATTACCGACAATCATATGAACATCATAAGGTTTTAAACGATCAAATACAACTCTCTTTGACCATTCAAGACTTTGATAATCAATTGATTTTCTACTATCAAAGGTATCACCCATGTGAATGACAGTAGTGATACCTTCTTTTTCTAAAGTTGGGAAGAATACATCATCATAAAAGAGTTCGAAGTAATCATGAATAAATTTCGAACCCTTTCTTGCTCCATAATGTGTATCAGTAATGATCGCAACCTTCATGAATTTCTTAACTTCGAATGCACTGCATCTTTGATTGAATTATAGTCACTGTAGTTTTCTCCATCGATGACATTACTTCCATCTGAGAATACTTCATCAAAACCAGTCTTTTCTAGGATCTTGTTCTTAATGTCCAGTTGACGCTTCTCTCTCTGAATCCTACGCAGGAATGCATAGTGAATGATCTGAGTAAAGTATGCGAAGGGATTTGAAGACTTCTTAGGATCGAAATTGTGAATGTACTGAACACAATTTTCAATACCATCCGAAATCATGTCATCTTTGAAGATATAGTTGACAAAGTTTGGTTTGAATGATAGGTGAGTTGCAATCTTAAGGAAGCAGTCACCAATGTAATTAGAGATCTGTGGTTTTGGGTCTCCACGTTGCTCAGCAATCGCTACTCGTTGTCTGTAGTCAATGAGTGCTTCGAGGAACTCTTTATTATTGACGTAATGTACTGATCTTTTTCTTTTTGTCATTGTTGTACCTATTGCCATATCTTACCGTTCATTATGTATAACATTATATCATGATTCTTCAATAAATCAAGACTTGACAAGACCTAGTGAAATGCTTTACAATACCTTTGTTAGGTTTCACAGAGTGGGCTGTAGCCTTTAAAGCTCTCTTTGTTCTGTAGAGTTTTTAAAGATCTTCTCTAAGATCTCTTTAGCATCATGTACAGAAGATAGATATCCCATCTCTTTAGTATTCATATTTCTACCTTTAGTCTTCTTAGAGGCCTTCTGTCTCACATAGGTCTGATAGATATAGATCATTTCAACATCCTTTGATTCAGACATTGTAAGAACCTCATCTAAGTTAATAGCAAACATATCATCACTAGATGTCTTTAACCAAGGTTCAATACGGTATCCTAAAGAATTACCTCTCTTGGTAGTTGCTTCATTCACAGTAATTGGATTACTTAGTAGTAAAATAGTTTTATTCTCTTCTAATGATGGAAGAACTTTTGAAAAGATCTCCTCACCATTTTTAAATTTGATTGTTGCAAAAAAGTCTTCTTCTAACATATATTACTTTAGGTTTACAGTTACTATGTCGTAATTAAAACTTTCTTCGTTGTAGATTTTTACTCTTTCAATGAAGTGATTTAATGTATAGTTTTTTCTTGAGTTGTACGTGCAGTCATCTGCAATATCATACAGTGTTGCTTTTTCTTTATCTTTTCCTTTTCTTAGAACCCTACCTATAGATTGTAGGTTACGAATTCTTGATTTACTTGGAGATGCAAAGATTACATTATGTAAGTTTTTAATATTAATACCAGTAGAGAACACACCGTAAGAAGCAACAATAACTGCGTCTTTTTCTGATTCGGTAATTGCTCTTATCCTTTCTCTTTCGTCCGTGTCTACCCCACCATGAACAAAGAAAACCTTTCTACCTTCACTTACATTGTTATTTATTAAATTGAATAATGGTTCACCATGTGCCTCAATTCGTGAAAACAGTACAAGAGTGTTTCCATCAAGTTTTGAAACTAAGTTCTTAATGAAGTTATTTCGTCTATCATGTGTTATAATAAACTGAACCTCATCTTCAAAAACTTCAAACTTTTGAGGAGGATGTTTTAGAACTATGCAGTTAATATCTAACTGAGAAACGTGCCCAGTCTTCATTAGTTCTGCGGTTTTAGTAACTTTGTATGATGGACCAAACAAACCCTCTAACACCCACTTATGAGTTTGTGTTCCATCCAAAGTTCCAGTAAACCCAAATCTATACTTGGCATGATGCAATTTGGACATGATTGATATCAAGGACTTACTCTTGAATAAGTGCGCTTCATCACCAATAACAACACCGAATTGTTCGAAGAATTTTCTGTCTAATTTATAAATCGATTGCCAAGTTGTAATAGTAACTGGCAGATCATGATACTTCTCTCTTCCACTATAAATCTTGTGACAGTATGAATCCGAATCCCAACCGTACTCCGAAAAATCTTTATACATCTGTTCTACAAGAGATGTCGTCGGAACAACTAGAAGAATTTTTTGCCCTTTATCCACATAGTATCGTACAATCGAATAAATCATCAATGATTTACCAGATGCAGTTGGACTTATCAATAATCTTCTATTATACTTTAGAGCGTCACTTACTCCCTCGATTTGATAGGGACGTGGAGTAAATGTACAGATCGATGCCATATAATCCTTGACACCTTCTTTTGTTATCTCCTCATTGATTTCAAATGGGAGACCATAATACTTATTATTTTCAAACTCGTAAGTATATCCGTGTAACTTTAACTTATCAATTACTTTATCTAACAGTCCTACGTATATCTCTCCAGTATGGACTGAAAGCAATCTTATTTGTCCATCCCAATGCTTGCTTCGCATTTGAGGCATGAACTTTGCACCAGGAACTTCAAACGTGAAATATCTTTGTAACTCGTAAAGTATATGCGGTTCACATTTTAGTTTGATATAAATCTCATTCTTCTTCAGTATCCTAACGTCACTCATAGAATCATAAAATTCTACGAATATTTAGTCCTCTTGTTGAAACTGATAATCTAAAATCATTCTGAAGAGACTATCTCTCAAATACCATAAATGCTCCTGTTCTGATGCTGGTCTAGCAGGAGCACCTTCCCATTTTTCAATTCTTCTTAATACACAATCATATAAAAGACGAATGTCGTCAATTTTCATGCAGACACTATAGTCTCCATATTCTGCTTCGAAGTCTTCCATTATCCTAATCCAGATTGGAACTTCATAAACTCAATTGAATTAGTAATATGATAAGAGCGATTGTGGATCATCTTTAGAATATCCTGTAAAAACTTTAGCATCGTATCATAATACTCAACCTTCATCTTAGCATTGGATAAACTTTCATCTGCATCCAAATACTTCGTCATTGTCTCTTTATCACGAATCTTTTTGGGGAAGGGATTTTCCATATACACATCTGGATCTGCTTTACCAGAAAAGTATTCGTAACGGTTATGTCGTATATTTTTTGCTTGCTGTTCTGCCTTTGCTTTCAATAAAGTTAGATTATTGAAAATGTCATAGTACTTCGCATGAAGAACTGGGATCTTTAGGGACTCTTGATGAAGATTATCTGGATCAATCTGTGAGTCCTTATTCCACATTTTTTGGATTTCTTCTAGACTAATCATAATAACGTTTTATTCTA